CGGCAAAACGTTGCCTAAACCTGGTGATGCTGTAATCTTCGACTGGTCAGGCGCACAAGAAGGCACAGACCATGTTGGCATGGTTATTACGGCAGACAAAACAGGTGTCACACACATTAGTGCTGATTCGAACAGCGATCAACTTGTTCATGTTAACCATGTTGGTTGGCATTATGTCACCGGCTTTGGTGAAGTTGTGCAGTTTGCGGCTAAATAATGCCTTACGGAATCACTAATAATCAGACGGACTGTGCCGGTTGGGCTATGGTCAAAGAAGATGATTATGGTCAATACGTTACTGTGTCTTGTCACGTGAACAAACAAGATGCGATAAATAACATGGTTGCTGTTTCTTTGGCAGAAAACATTGACCCTTTGGGTGAAGTTCGTGCATCAAAAAACAAAGTTCTTATTTGTGACATTGATGACACACTGATTCATAACGGCCGCATCATTCCCGATGTTGCAGATTTTATGAGCTCACAAGATTTTGGCATCATACTTGTGACTGGCCGCCTAATCGAAACTAGACGCGCAACGGAACAAGAGCTTGCTAAACTTGGTATTGATTACGACCAACTGAAAATGAACAATCTAGGTTCAACTGCGAAATCGGTTGAGTTCAAAAAACAAACAGCTATTGAGTTGTTGAAAGTGTATGAGGTTATGATGGCTATTGATAACGATGGTGGCGCGCGTAAAGCGTATGCTTCTTTGGGTATTCCCGTGATTAACCCTAACAACTTGCCAACAAAACGTGACTTGACTATGGATCCAACACAACCATCACCAGTTGGTTTGACTGCACCAATCCCAACAGAGATGTTAGGGCAAGACCAACAAACACCGGGCGTGGTTTCTAACACAGACCCAGAGCTAGAAGGTTTGACTATTACAGACCTTTACAACCAGTTGCGCGACCTTATGGGCGATGTGGTTATTTTCAAATTTGTTGCTCACGGTTTTCATTGGAATGTGCGCGGCATAAACTTTCAACAGTTTCACGAATTGTTTGGTGAGATTTATCAAGATGCTGAAGAAAGCATTGATGGTATTGGTGAGAACATTCGCCGTCTAAACTTTGATGCACCGTTTAGGTTGTCTGAGTTTATGGAATCTGCACCAGAACTTGAACCAACAGATTCGACAGACCCGTTGGAGATGTGTCGTTCGTTGTACATGGCTAATGAAGATGTGCGTGAATGTCTTGTCAAAGCTTTGGACATGGCAGATGATTTGGAACAACAGGGTGTTGTCAACTTTTTGGCAGAACGTTTAGATCAACACAGCAAATGGCAGTGGCAGTTGCGTGCCATTGTTGGTGATTCGTTTGCACGCCAATACGAAATTGATGTTTATGCGGTTGCTGAGGGTGATGAAACTGGTCAGGGTAATGAGGATGTTGCACCGGCCGATGCTTCTGCTGGAACAAATCAGAGCGCTAACGCTGTTGCTAATAACCAACCAGTTGTTGAAATGAATTCGTCTAAGTGGGCTAACGCTGCTAAAGCTATTGTGCGTAAACTTGACCCTATCCAAGAAGTGCCACTACCAGAAACACGTTCAGGCAAACTTGAAACACGTGTAGTCAATGCACACTTTGAGATGCGTGGCGAAACACTTGCTGGTTCTGGTATGCAATTCAGCGGTTATGCAGCCATGTTTGACAGCCCTAGTGAACCGTTGCCGTTCACCGAGACCATTGCACCTGGTGCGTTCAAGCGTTCACTAAAAACGCATAACGATGTGAAACTGCTTTGGAATCACGAAACAGGTACTGTTCTTGGTTCTACCCGTGCCGGTACTTTGCAACTTGTTGAAGATGCTACAGGTTTGAAAGCTATTGCAACCCTGCCTGACACTCAAGCTGGCCGTGATGCAGCAACACTTATTAAACGTGGTGACGTTGCCAACATGAGTTTTGGTTTTACTGTTCCTAAAGGTGGCGATACTTGGTCAATGGATGGGCAGACCAGAACTTTGAACTCAGTCCGTTTACACGAAGTTTCTATTGTTGCGTTCCCGGCATACCAAGCAACATCTGTTTCGGTGCGTTCAAACATTGACACAGACGAACTTGCTGGTGCATTAGAAAAACTTGAAACGGGTGTTGATCTAAATGAAAACGAATCGTCTTTGTTGCGCGACGTTATTAGCAAGCTAACTAAAACAGAAGTAAACGTATCAAGCAACCTTGACATCAAAAAGAAAAACCTTGACCTACTAATGAACAGAGTGTAATTGTGGCTTCTCAAGAACAAATCAAACAAGCAATTTTGACTGCTGCCGATAATCCTATTGTTGGTGCTATTGTTGAAAATGTTGATGCACTGGCTGAGGCAGTTTTTTTGCTAGACAACCCTGCACCAACAGTTGAAACACGGGTTGTTACGCCCGAAGAAACGCGCTAAGTTCGCGTTTGCCCTACCAGTTATTCCCTTCCTGGTAGGGTTTTTCTTTACTCAAAAGCTATAAAACAAACGTTTCAAATAATGTGGTTTTTTAGGGTATAAAATTAGAACAAGTGTTCGTGGTTAGCCCGGCATGGTTTCTGCTCAAGGTTAGCCTGGCAGGTTCAACATTCAAATCTAAACTTTCAGAAAGAGAGAAAACTATGTCATCATTCCTTGATGCTCAGGTTGAAGCTCGTCAGAAGGCTTGGCACGAAGCAAAGGCTTTGCTAGACAACGCTGCTGTAGAAAACCGTGACCTAACCGCTGCCGAAGAAGAAACCTATACCCGTATTACTGCTGACCTTGAAGCTCGTGCTGCACGCATTGAAGATTTTAAAAAGGTTGCAGAGCGCGAAGAGCGTGCCGCCGCGGCTGCATCGTCATTCGTTCCTGCTGTCTCACAGTCAACCGATCCTGCTGACCAGATTCGCCGTCTTGCTCGTGGCGAAATGCGTTCAGTTGAATTTGGTGCTGGTGACGAAAAGCGTGTAGGCCTAGTACCAACAACCACCGGTGCACCAGTTCCAACCTCGTTCTACAACCAGGTTATTTCTGTTGCTAAGTTTGTTGGCCCAATGCTTGCAACTTCGACCATGTTGCGTACCGCTTCAGGTGAGCCGCTACAGATTCCGTCACAGGCAACTTACTCGGCTGGAACCCAGACCGCTGCCGGTTCGGTTCTTTCTGAGAGCGACCCAACGTTCAACAGCTTTGTTACTTTGAACAGCTACAAGTTCGGTGGAATCATTACCATCGCACGTGAGCTAATCGAAGATTCAGGTGTTGACCTGCTCGGCTTCCTCAGCGACCAGATTGGTATCGGACTTGGCACCAGCGTTAACGGTGCTTTGACCAACGGTACTGGTTCAGTAACCCCACTAGGTATTGCTGTTGCAGCTTCATCGGCTGTCACTGGTGGTACTGGTGTTGCTGGTGCGTTTACCGCTGACAACCTAATCGACCTTGTGTACAGCCTAAACACTGCTGCACGTCGTCGCCCAGGTGCTGGCTTCCAAATGTCGTCTGCTGCTATTGCTAACGCTCGTAAGTTGAAAGACAATTACGGCCGTTACATTTTCGACCCAGCGCTATCGGCTGACAAGAACGACCTACTTTTGGGTTACTCGATTTTTGAGAACCCAGACTTGGCTACACCTGCTCTTGGTGCAAAGTCTGTTCTATTCGGTGACCTTGCTTCTTACTTCGTACGCGAAGTTGGCGGCATCCGTCTTGACCGTTCAGACGACTATGCGTTTGCTAACGACCAGGTTGCGTTCCGTTTCTCATGGCGTGGAGATGGCAACTTGCCACAGACTGCACACGTCAAGTACTTCAAGGGTGCCGCAAGCTAACCCCTGATTCACAACTGAAAACCCCTCGGTGCGTAGGCCGGGGGGTTTTCTTTTGCTATGATACTTTTACTTAGCAGAAAAGGGAAATCGTGAGTAAAAAAACTTTGGGCACTATCAGTTGGTATTCAAACAGCCCTACCGCGCCTACAGGTTACGGTGTGCAGTCTCAACAAGTTTTGAAACGTTTGGTTCGTGACGGGCATTCTGTGGCTGTTTTGAGCAACTATGGGCAAGATGGTACGTTAGGTTTTTGGGATTCAGGGTTTGGCGAAGTCAAAATTTATCCGCGCGGTGCTGAACCTTATTCACAAGATGTGACACCACTAAACCACATGCACTGGGTGAATCAAAACAACAACCCAACAAACGTGCTTATCACGCTTTACGATGCATGGGTTCTCAAGGGCAAACGCTATGACGAACTAAACATTGCAAGTTGGATTCCTATAGATCATTTGCCGGTACCACCAAAGGTTGCACAGTGGTGTGCTAAACCTAATGTGACCCCGTTGGCTATGTCGAAGTATGGTCAAGGGCAGTTGCGTGAGTTGGGTATTGATTCTGTTTATATTCCGCATGCTTATGAATCGGTGTTTCAACCTACAGAAAAAATGCAGGATGTGACTGGCCGTGAGTTTATTGGTGTTGATGATAGCCGTTTTGTTGTTGGTATTAACGCTGCTAATAAAGCGTCTGGTTCGTTGCATCGCAAAGCTTTTTCAGAAAACTTTTTAGCATTTAGTTTGTTTGCTAAACGCCACCCTGATGCAGTCTTGTATGTTCACAGTGACGTGTTTGGTGCGTATGGTGGTTGGAATCTTACACAACTTTGTGAAGCGGTTGGTTTGTCTAAAGACCAGGTTGTGTTTGTTGACCCTATCCCGTATTTGCATGGGTCGATTGGGCAAGATGTGTTAGCTGGTTTGTATACGGCTATGGATGTTTTGTTAGCTACGTCGTATGGTGAAGGTTTTGGTGTGGCTACGATTGAAGCACAAGCTTGTGGTACACCGGTTATTGGTTCTAATTTTGCTGCCACTGCTGAACTTGTTTCTGATGATGGTTGGCTTGTTGAAGGGCAACCGTTGTTTGATGCTGGACAGTCTGCGTTTTATAACATTCCTAGTGTGCCAGGTATTGTGGATGCGTTGGAACAGGCTTATGCGCGTGGCCGTGGTCGTAGTGAAACGTCGTTGAAGTTTGCTAAAAACTTTGCTGCTGAACATGTTTATAAAACACATTGGGTGCCGGCTATAACTAAGTTGTTGAAGTGATCCCTGTACTTGGTTTTGCTACGCTGAAACGGTTCGATTTAGCTGAACGTTTATTAGCTTCTATCGACTACCCCGTCGAACACTTGGTCATTATTGACAATTCTGGTACACAAACGTGGGAACCTGTCAAACCTGATTTGGTTGAAAAAATGTGGGTGTTGCGTATCCCGTTTGGTTTGGGTTATGGTGGCGCATGGAATCTGATTATCAAGTCGACACCTTATGTGCCGTATTGGGTTTTAGTCAATGATGATGCTTGGTTTGAACCAGGCGCGCTGAAACGTATTGCTAACAAGGTTGATACGTCGGCCTTGAACTTTGTTGAAGTGTCACCTAAATGGTCGTGTGTAGTTTTTGGTGAAGGTGCCGTTGAACGTGTTGGTTTGTTTGATGAAAACTTTTACCCTATCTATTTTGAAGATAACGATTATGAACGTCGTTATGATGCGGCTGGTTTAGTGTCAACTTACATTGATGCTGTTGTGCACCATGACAATAGTTCGACTTTGGCTTCAGGGTTTCATAAACAAAACGATGTGACGTTTGGGCGTAACCATGTTTACTATCAAACCAAAGTTGATGGCAACGATTTTAGCCAGGGTAATTGGTCGTTGAAAACTAGAAAGTTGAACCGGTGGGATTGATTTATACGGGCGGTTCGTTTGATTTGTTTCATGCTGGCCATGTCGAGTTTTTGAAACGGTGTGCCACGTTTGGGCAAGTCACAGTTGCTTTGAACACCGATGAGTTTATTGCTGAGTACAAAAAGAAACCACCGGTCATGTCGTATGTGGAACGTGCCAGTGTTTTAGAAGCGTGCCGTTACGTCAACTTTGTTATGCCAAATTATGGTGGGGCTGATTCGACTAAATCGATTGAGATGGTTGAACCTGATCTGATTGTTGTTGGTTCGGATTGGGCGCGGCGCGACTATCACAAACAAATGGGTTTTACGCAAGATTGGTTGGATGAACGTGGTATTGGGTTGGTGTATTTGCCGTATACAACTGGTATTAGTTCCACTGAAATCAAGGCACGTTTAGCGCGGTAAACTTGTATCATGGCTATCTCTAATGGTTACTGCACCTTAGCAGACGTAAAAGCTTCTTTGCGTATTTCGGACACGGTTGATGACGCTCTCATTGAGATGGCGGTCGAGTCTGCTTCACGCCTGATTGACACTTATTGTGCGCGCACGTTTTATAACATGGGTACGGCTACACGTTATTTCTCAGCGCAAGATGCTTACTATTGCCCTATCAATGACATTCAGTCGGTGACTACTTTGAAAACGGCTGTGAATTCTAACGGTTCTTTTGATGTGACTTGGGCGGTTGAAGACTTTCAACTAGAACCTTTGAATGGGTTCGCTGATGGTGTCACAATGCCTTATACGGGCTTGCGTGCGTTGTGGAAGTATTTGTTCCCAACCATTGGTGAAAACGCTTTGGTGCAGGTTACAGGCGTTTGGGGTTGGGCTTCTGTGCCTATCAGTGTAAAACAAGCCACCGTTATCCAGGCTTCACGCATTTTCAAACGTAACGATTCACCACTTGGTGTGGCAGGTTTTGGTGACATGGGTGTGTTGCGTGTTGGCCGTTCACTTGACCCTGACGTGCAACAACTTATAGACCCATACCGTCTTGTAAGAAACTTTGCATAATGGCAACTATCAATCAAATCCGTCAAGGCATTATCGACAACCTAACAACTATTTATGGGTTGCGTGCTGCCGCTGTTGTACCCGAAACACCTAACCCACCGGTCGCTATTGTGGAACTAAGTTCGGGCGCGTATGACACAACGTTTGGGCGTGGCTTAGATAGTTGGCAGTTCACTGTGACATTGATTGTTGGTCGTTCAGATAACCGTGCTGCACAAATTTCGTTGGATGAGTTTGTCGCTTCGTCGGGTGATCGGTCAGTCAAACAAGCGATAGAATCTAATAAGACACTCGGCGGTTTCGCAAGTGATTGCCGTGTGACAAATCTGAACAGCTATGGGCAGATTACTCTTGGCGATACAACCTACTCAGGTGCTGAATTTGCAGTCAGTGTCTGGGCTAACTAAAGGAAAAACATAATGGCAAAATTCGTAGCGACGGACTTCAAAGTTTCTTTGAACGCAACCGACCTAACTTCATCACTTCACGCTGTAACGCTAGACATTGCTTCTAACGAAGTTGAAACAACTAGCTTTGGTAACAC